CAGCTCTTGGTTGTAAGACATCCCAGTCGCGTTGAAGATGCCGGTAAAGTCAACTGGGTACTCCGGGGTTGTTCCGTCATCAGGAAGCACTTGCTTCACAATGAAACTTCGTCTCAACTCTCTCGATTCAGAAGTAACGCTCAACGAACGTGACTTCTCAAAAACGTCGTAACCAACATTGTCGCTCATGTTAAAATGCTTCCCAAACCTTTGGTGTTCCTAGCGATCTCCTGGGTTGCTTTTGCAGTCTCTTCTGATGCCTTCATTGTACGCTTCTGGCTCGTTTCTGCAAACGGATCAACCTTTACAGCACCAAGAGCAGTCTGCAATGACTCGGTGAAACCTTTGGTTGGATCTTCGAGTTCTTCTTCCTCACCCTTTGCAGTTTCGATCAATTTGCGTTGCAATTCAAGATTGATGTCCGCAAACCTAGCGGGGTCAATCACACCCTCTTGAAGTGCCATAGACATCTGCTCAAACAACGCTGTGAATTCGTCTACGACCTGACCTGTAATCTTGTCAGAGTTCATAATCTGATCGAAGTCAGCACCAAAAGCACCGGCAAGATTTGCGAGTTCAAGTCGTTGGCTCTGGGTTGCCGCCATTTCACTAATCAAGCCTTCAAGCTCAGGGAACTCTGGCGGTTCAAAGGTAAGCCCCTCACCCTTAAGAATGTTTAGGAAGGCTGCTTCACCAAAATCTTTGCTCACGAAACCAGCATCCATCGCAGCGTGGATCTCACCAAACTTCTTTTCAAGGTCATGCAGACCCTCAATTGTGATGCCCTGGTCTACCAAATCACGAATCAAATCTGGAGTTAGGAACCCGCCAAGTGCTGCTTCGACTTCATGCAGAACAGCAGGAATCTTCATCAACTCTTCATGCACACCGGGGAACTGGTTGAAGAGAGTTTCGACAGGGGGAGTAACAACCAAACCCCCACCTAAGTCTGGTGTATCAGTTCTACTCGGATCTTCTGGAGCCTTTGGTGGCTCGAACTCTTTGAATTTCTCTCGGATACGCTCGAAGTTTTCTCCAAGCCCCTCAATAAAGTCAGTTGTTTCAGAACCAACATCGTTTGCAACATCACTAAAGTTGTTAGCCATGTCGGTCAAAAGATCCTGAGTCATAAGACCCGCGACTATTGCAGCATCTTCCAAACTCCCGCCAACATTAGTGTCACCACCCAAAAGTCCAGCGACAGCATCTACTGCCTTACCCAACAAGCTGACCAGATAAAGAACCGTACCAATCACACCAGTAATCAAACCGGCAAACAGTTGGAAGAACCCTTTGATTGTTTTGAAGAAGTTCATTGCGGCATTGACGTTTTTCATCAACGAAGCAGAAGCATCTAGCAAACCACCGACAGCCGCTAACATTGTCTGTGCAAAAGAAGCACCTGCTTCATTTGTGAACCCAAGTTCGCTTCTGAATTCCTTCATACCTTCGACAGAGGTTTTCAAAGACTCAGTGATTGACTCAAACGCACCAACAACAAACGGGGCAAAAGTTTCACCCAAAGAGTTAATTAGACCGTCAGCAGCAGAACGCAGACGAACAAAAGCACCCTCTGTCTTAGACAGGACTTTCTCAGCAAAGTTCTTCGACGTTCCAGCGGCCTGAACAAGTCTGTCATTGATGTCTAGGATCTCGCCCGTCACTTCTCGGAGTGAACCAACAGAACGACCTGCAATTCGGTTCAATTCTGTCATCAGTTGGTCAGCAGTCTTGCCGGACTGTGCCAGTTTGTCCAAAGCACCGACCAGACCTTGCTCCCTAATCTCAGTACCAAGTTCTGCAATAACCGCAGCAAACGCACGACCCGCACGACCAGAGACAACACCAACATTTGCAAACGCAGCAAGAACAGCAACAGTTTCTTCCAGGCTGAACCCCATGTTCTTGGCTAGTGGGCCAGCATAGGTCAGTGCTTCCCCCAACTCTTGAACTGTCGTTGCTGAGACAGATGCACCCTTTGCAAGAACGTCAGCCGCACGCTCTACTTCACCAACCCCCAGACCAAACTGGTTGAGTGTCACACCAGCAAGACGAGCTGCCTCATCCAACTCCAAAGTGCCGACAACCGCCAAGTCCAAAACCTTGGGCAACATAAACATGGTTTGACTGGTTGTCCGACCCTGCTGAGCCAACTTCACCATTGCTTCTGCTGCTTCTGATGCGGTAAATGCAGTAGTGATACCCATTCGCTCCGCAGTTGCTTTTAGAGCGTTAAAGTCTTTTTCCGTGCCATTTGTTAGTGCCTGAACCCTCAATAGGTTGGCTTCAAACGTAGCAAACCTTTTCGTAGCCAGAACCATCCCTGCACCAATAAGACCAGCACCAACCCCGGCTTTTTTGCCCATCTGGATGAAACTGGTTGCCATGCGTTTAGCATCTCTACGCATTCGTCTGAGATCACGACGAATCTTCCGCATTTTGCGGGTGAATCCAGATACACGCGCGCCGATCTCGATATGTAGTGCTTTGATGCTTGCCACGGTTTAGCCTTTGGATTTTGACATGCCCATAAGAATCGCCTTCATCTCATCAAGCGTCTGTTCTTTCTTCGGCAACCACGGCATGAACTGTTCCGGCTTGAAAGCGGTTGAGTTCTTGGCCCTGTGGGCATTTGCAATAACAGATGTCTGGATGGCTAGTCCAGCATCAATACGCTCAGGCCCAATAGGGCTGATTCTGTCATAGGCCATGAACAAAGCAAGATCATGGCTACTCATGCTACGGATTTGAGAGAGGGGTTGTCCAAGTGCCAGTGCCAACTTGAGCATGAACAGGAGTGTTGGCCTGGCTTTTATTCCCCCTCAAGATCCTCGATATCTTGGCTACTGAATCCGTTGAGTTTGGAGCAAGCACCAAATACTTTGTCCACCGCAGCAGCAGACTTGCGACCCAGAGCCTCTGCATCACCATCGGTAAACAGCCGCTCGCCAGCCTCATCGCACGCACAAAGCACGACCAGACGCGCACGAATATTCGTGAGATTCTGCTTCTTGCCAGTGCCTACGCAACTCGCCTCAAACTTGTCACGTTCTGAGGCAGTCAGCATCCGGATGTAGAGCGATCCGCCCCATTCAGGGACTTCAACCACTTCTGGTTTCAGGTCAACGACATTGAGGATTGCATCTCGATCAAGCATTATTAGGCTTCCGCATCCGTACTAATCGCCTTGACTACCTTGAGAGTAACGCTGGCGGTTTCGGCTTCGTCCATTGCAATGTTGTTGCTGAAACTCTGCACAATGCAAGTGCCAGAGAATGTCAAAGGATCTGTACCTTCTGCGGTCGTAGCAGGGAACTCAATCTCCCATGCGTTTTCCGCATTAGTTGCGACAGCAGCTTCAATCAACACCTGACCGGCATCGTTGTTATCGAAGTTCAATTCCAAAGTGATTTCACCTGGGTCAAACATACCTGCTACAAAGGTACGAGCAGAAGTTGTTCCAAGGTTTGTGGTGTCAACTGAACTTCGTTCAAAGTTTGGCCCAGAGATAGAGATTACTTCTCCGACAACCGTTGGAGTCGGACCAAACTTAAATTTTGCACCATTGCCAATTCTAATAGCCATCAGATTTCCTTTATGCGCTCAATGTTACGTCACCGCTTACCTTGAAGGTAACGGACATGGTTACAACTTCATCCACGGCATTGTTGATACTCAAGCCGGTAATGAAAGCATTGAAAGTAATTGTGTCGGTAGCGGCAAGCACAATCGTTGCTGAACGCTCTTGACCGGCAACCATGTCATCTACAAGACCTTCATGCTTCTGGTCATCACCCCCGTCATCTGTCAGACCCATTTGAAGTTCAAGTGTGACTTCGCCCGAGTCTGCAAAACCACCAAGGAATGCGCGGGTTGGGGTGGCTTGAGTTGCCCCACCAGTGATATTGTGGGTTTGGGTGCTGCCCAAAGTGGTCACATCAACAATATTTCGCTCTTGCGACGGGCCACTGATGGACATGACTTGTCCGATCTGATTTGACCCCCAAGTGAAGGTGGCTCCATTGCCAAGTGTTGCTGTCATATTATGAATCCTCTGGCCTGTATGAAATCAGGAATGAAAAACGTCTCGTGTATGTGCCAGTTCTGCCGCCATCGACAGGTGGGCTGTATTCAATTCGGTCATCGGTATGGGTGATACCCAGAATCCTGACTGTCACCAGCCCACCATCCAAAATAAACACGTTTCCACGCCCACCAGACATATTTCTACGGACGTATTCACCCAGTTTGGTAGCGTCTGAGTAGTTTTCTGCTATGCAGTAAATGTCCACATCGGACTGAATCAGGTTGTTTCTGCCCTCAAGGTTCCGTTTGGGGTCAGACCCAGTGATCTCGTACATGATCGCGGGCAGTGCCAACTCCTGATCCAAAGCAACAGGACTGATCCGGGTGGAAACCATGCCATTTATGTCTGAATCATTTTTCAGCTTCGTAAACAGGGCAGGTTCTAATCGTACTTCTATCGACATCAGATCCCCCTCTTGATTCTCTTAGCAACGAGTTTTGCCATCTTGTCAGCAAAGCGTTTTGGAATGAGCTTGCCTTCTTTTTCAATAGCCCCAGTTAGGTAGTGACCAGGTTGAGTAGCACCGATGCGTACAGAGTATTTTCGACCGTTAAATCCTCTAACTCTCATCAAAAATGACCTACGACCAAACTCCATAATTGCAGCAAGTTTGAATCTAGGGTTTTTTGGTTTACCAATAGCCACACCGACCATACCAACGATCTCTTTGGTAATTTTGTGGATTGGCTTGGAGGTATTGATGGCTTTTTTCAGTTCGCCTCTTGCACCACCGCCTGGACTTGGCGCACGCCTTTGAGCCTCTTTTCGCACTGGGGTTAGAGCAACATTCTGCAACACCCGTTTCAAAGCCCTATCACGGTCAATGTTTTCCACTTCGCCTAATGCTCTTGCAAGTCTGTCAAAAGCCTTCATGTCAACACTAATACCAAGATCAGCGGCTTTTCCCATCAGACAATCTCCAGTGCCATGATGTCCAACTGCTCATCCAGCTCGTCACGATTCAACACCTGAACCACTTCAAAAATGCGTGATCCAAACTTGATGCGAGTGGTCGGGGTGATATCAGTTCTGTAGCGAACGCTGATCTTGTGCGTAATCCGTGCTTTGGTCTGGTTTGCATCTTGCAACTCAGTCTCTTTGTTAGGAACGACCCTAGCCCAGCAGGACAAACCATCGCTGTATGAGTGATCCCGCTCACCCATTGCGTCTACCGTCACAGATGAGTTCTGCACAGTGATTCGATGTCTGAGCATGCCTGAACGCATTAAAAAGCCCTTTGTGTCTGGTACTGAGCCAAGATTCGGTCTACACCATGAGGCACAATCTGCATCTTGACGGGATCTACCGCTTCCCGATGCTCGTACCAGTGGGCAACCAACATCTTGACCGCCAACTTCAAAGGCTCCACTTCGATCCCGGTGAT